CACCTGGGACGCGCCGAGCACCTGTGCGGTTGAACGCGAGGATGGCGAGGACGAGAAGCAGAACAAGAATGATCATGGTACGCTTCATTTGTTAAAGGGCGAGAAAATTACTGACCGGCGGTCATCTGCGATGAACTTAAAACTTTGTACGGACCCATGCTGCATTCTTGAGCACCGTGTTGTGTGCCGTTGGTGAAGTACGCTTGAGGTAACGCGCCAGAATCTGGAGGCGACGGAACACCGCCAGTGGCGAGTTGCTCTTCATGGCAAAGGTCAGAGACTTGTAACGGTTCGGCACGTTGGCAGACACGGTGTACCCGTACAGCTTTCCTGGTGACAGGGGTGGGAGTGTGTACGGACCCTTGCCTGGAAGACCGCGGTTTCTGATGCGTGCTGAGTTGACACGGACGGTGCCACCTGAAATGTGACGCGTGTAAGCGCGGTGATTCGCACTGGCTGGGACGCGGATCGTCCGTGGCTTACGATGGAACGTGTACGCGCGACGAAGAATGGTTGGCATTGTTACTATTAGCCAGATAAAAATTCCTTTCCACATGTCCGTCGAACAAGGTGCACGCACCTTGTCTTAAAAAAACAGCCGCACGGAATCAGGTGTCACGTGTGACACATGTGTAACAACGGAATCAGATGTCCGGGGCGCTGCGCAGCGGACAAGTCCTTCGGACTTGTCTTAAAAAAACAGCCGCACGGTACTGTAAATGAAGTATGTCGTCGGTGATTTCGAGTCTACGGCTCAAAAGATTATACACTCAATCAGCTTCGCCCCTGTGAACGTCACTGAGAAGAAGACGTGGGTATCACACGGACGCAGTAAAAGTCCAGAGTACCGCAAGAATCGGTCGGTGACGCACGGTGAGTTGCGAACCATCTTCATCAAAGAGGCGCTCGACGAACCGCTCATCTCTGAAAACGAACGCGTTCAAGCAAAGCTCGGTCGGACAATCATTCACGGACAAGAGGCGGTTGTGCTTCCGTTTCGCGACGCCATCTGTGAGTTTCTACATTGTGTGTGGGAGCAAGGGGATGGCAACTGGCTCGCACACGCGATGGATAATGAACTGGAAATTCTGCAAGTGACGGACAAGCACTTCAAGACGGGTCTGTTTCCGAAACCACTCCGGGCGTTCCCTGATTGTTGTACGATTCCCGGGTGGTCGAAGATCGCCAAGGTGTGTACGCAGCATGTGCTGACGACACGGTGTCCCGACTTTTTCAAAAAGTACGAGGCGTGGATGACGATGAATGGCTGGACACCGGCAAAGTTTTCGTCTCGTCTTGAGGATTTTGTTCGGTTTGTTCGGGATGACCGGGACTATTCTCAGAAGCACATTGCTCCGTGTGATGTGATTGATCTCTGTGAGGTTCTTGCGGCGGCGAATCCTCCACTGGATGGCAAATCGTACATGATTTCGACACCTGTGTACGTGTGGAGTGGTATCCAAACGAAAACATCTTCAGTTTTGCCTCTGTAGAAACCCCAAAATCAAACATCTCAATCCTAGACATGTCGATATTTATGAATGGATAATTGTACTTTGAACGCAAACGCATCATCGTATACAAAATACTCGAAATGTAGGATTTCAGACTACGTGTGTCGTACTCTGGGGTTTCAGACCACACAGTCCGCATCCCCTTGACACCTGTAGAGCCTACGAAAACTCCACACGGTGTATCCTCCATGGTACCACCGTCAATGTATTTCCTCCCTTGGTGTTCGACTGTTGCAAAAAGGAACGGTACGGCGATGGTCATGCACAAAGCATCCACCACAGACATGTTCGGCGTTGACTCGACAGAAAAGTATTCGGTACGTCCCAGATTGACACAATAAGCGCTAATATGGATCTTAGGCATTGTCGGGCGAAGGTCTTGGAGTTCATGGAACGTCAAATCTTCTTTGCTGAAAAAGACGCGGATAATATCGACCATGACGTTTCGAATCTTTCTTTGACTGACGAGTCCAAAGTTTTTCATAAACTGACGGATGTTGGGTTTCATGATATCCTTTATCGGGATGTTCAACGAGTAGTCGATGATGGTTTTGATGTTGCCTTCGGCGACGACATAGAAAAAGGCGAGGAGCCCACCGGCACTCGCTCCTGAAATTGCTTCGAGATTGTCTAGTTCGTGACAATCTCGAAGGGCGCCCATCGCGCCAAGAAATGCAAAGTAAGCCATCGCACCAGGACCAATTGCAAGATGTTTCATTAATGTGTCAGTGACTGTTTACTTTAGGCTCAGCATATAAAGTGTCGAACGTACCAGAGCTGTAATTTCATCCTGAATGTTCTTCAAGTACGAGTCTCGTGGAAGGCGCATGCGACGAATCTGTGTCAGAAGCGAGCGGAAATACAATTTCGGGTTGCGGGCAATTGTGCGGCGTCCGATAATGATGCGGCGAAAGCGACCATACTTACCCATGTACGCCTCGGCGTAACTATCAAACAAAGGCACTATACCTTCATAGTACGCCTGCAGCGCCTTGTGTTGTGCAAACGAATTTGTCGTCAAGTGGAAAGCGTGCGCCTGAGTACGGGAATTCATAAGAAGACCGACGTACTTCTGACCGTTCATTTAATAGTAGGCGGCAAAATTCTTACGCAGGAAGGAGAAGACAAGTGCAAACACCAGCGTGTGCACACCCACCGCCAGAAGGGAGGACTGACCAGACATAAAGACACCCTTGTTGGCAGGTGGGATGGTCAGCAGCACGCCTGGGGTCAGGAGCACGAAGAGGACAGCGGGCACGATCATGTCAGCTGGGCGCAGGGACACCTTGAGAACAAACTTGGCGATCAGGTAGTAGACCAGGGACAGAACCAGGGCGTGCACCAGCACTGGGCTGGGACCCACGCGCAGGAGCAGACCCGGGCTGAGCAGGGCGAACAGGATGGCGGGGGTCAGAATCTTAGGTCCGGTAATATCCATGATAGCAGATACTATCTAGCGAGAAAATTGTCGGACAAACTCGGCAAAATTATGGAATGACGCCTTGTTCATCAACGTGCTGTTGAGGTTGTTGTCTTCGATGTACTGGCGAAGGGACATCCACATGTTGAGGACATCCTCTGAGTGCCAGTCATGCCAGTCCTGAGGACCGAGCACGAGCTCGCGATCCTCCTGCTCGTCGTATGTCTCATCCATGTCGTTGCCACCAAAGAGAGCGTCATCACGGTACTCGTTGTTGATACCCATTGTTTCTACTTGTTCTTTCTGGGGCTCGTCTCCTTAGGTAAGAAGCACGCCTCCTGACCCGCTGCATCCCGTTGTTTGCCGCTGCGCGGCGGTGTCACACGTGACACCTGTTTAAGCGGTTTTCTTGACGGTGATTGTGTTACGCTCCTTGATTGGTGCATGATCGACGATAATCTGATAGACACGCTCGACGGTCGTCTCATCACCTCCAAAGTAGGTCCTCAGACCCGCCAGAATGACCAGCTTCGTGATGCTTCCACGGGACTCCTTGGTGTGCAGCGAAACCTTCTCCTGATTCACCTTGACCGTGTCTACGTCCTGTGTCTCCTTAATCTCCTTCATGTGGTCCTGGACCTGCGCCCGGAGCTCCTTCTCACGCTTGTTCAGCACAGACATGTCTTTCCTCGCAGCAGCAAGCTGGTGCTTCAGGGAGAGCCATTCAGTCATGACGGCCTTAAAGTCGTCCATTTGTTATTTAAAGTTGTTTATTTTTTAAGTACGTACATACCGATAAAGAATCCTGTGATCCAGAAAATAGGAGTTGGTTTCCAATTCACACGTTCTTCTACTTTCCACCATGGAGGCATAAGTTGGTAGCCTGGTGTCATAAACGCGTATAACCACAAAGAAAATATGATAGTGAGCAAGATAATGTCAGTGTTCTTCATTTATGAATTACAAACATTTACTTCTCGTAGCTGTTCTCAATCTCAAACTTGGGGCGCATTGTGTCGGGAGGAATGGTGGACAGGTTAAAGATGCTCACTGCATCACGGGGGTTGGCTGGCTCGGAGCGGAAGTCGCGGTTGGCGTTACGCAGGTTGCCGCCGATCGTCTCTGGGAAACCAATCTGTGCACGTGGGTCCAGGAAGTTCTGACCAGACAGGATGGCGTCTGGAGAAAACTGACCGAAATCCTCGGTCGTCACCACCTCCTTGGGAATCAGACCTACATTGGTGTTGTCGTACACTGGCATGTCAACGGTCCGCATCATGGAACCGCTGCCAACCTCGAAGGGGGCTGGGTCATCCACTGACATGAATGTGCCACCTGGAGCAGAGATGTGTGCACCACCCTGCGTGATACGAGCACCATCACCAGCTGGACCAGCATCTTGGGCGGAAGCGCCGACTGGGTCATTGCCGGTTGGGATGTAGCCGCTACGCTGAGGATAAAATACCATCATGGCAATCAGGAACAGAAGAATCAAAATCGCCAGACCTTTGCCGTCCATGTTATAGTAGTATACGACTT